TAAATAATATTCCAAATGAAACCATCAAATATAACACGGATACTAAGAAACAACTGCTTTACCAAGTTGAATATTGAAATGTCAATATTCAAGTGTGTAAACAAATAAGTTATTGTCTTCTAATTGCACGTCTAATCAAAGAAGCTATTTTATATAAAACATATACTATAAACATTGATACAAATATTTGTATAATAATAGACTCAGCTCCATCCAACTTTATATTGTCCGGCATACCTGGCACAAATATTTGCAGTAATACTGTACCAACAAAAGAAATAGCGATTATTGATATCATAATTAGGACTATACCTACAATCAACAATGTAAAAATAGAAACTGTTTCATATATATTACGAAACATGAAGGCTGTGTATAGAATATACGAATATTATTATACTAAATATTTAGTATGAACATATCTCGAATTTATTTCTTAGTTTATTATATATTGAATTAAGTATGAAAATGATACCTGTAGATGTTAATCAAAATGAAAGTATATTGGGAAAAGAAGCATTAAATGGCCGTGTAAATATTATAGATATTCCAGAAGACATTCGTTTCCAAATGCACGAAAAAATTGCTATAAAAAACAAGTCAACTGAATACAGAGACCCTTTAGTCGGTATTATGGAGAACAGTATACTATCGGACGTATTTTTTTCAAAAGATAATATACAAATTGTGCAAAATGGACTCCGTGCTGGTGTATATGAAATGTCCAGTCAAAAATATGTTGTACCGCCTCAAAATATAGATACACTTAAAATCATAATGAGAAGTATGTTTCTTCAATATGCAGAACATAAAACTGATAATATTACTCAACAAGTCGAACGGTTGAATCGGTTGGTTCTTGAATATGCGGTTCCTAACGTATATAACGAAACTGATGGTTATATCAAATATTGCAGAGACCAAAGCACACTGGTATCACCAATGGATCACCCTATACAAATCGACCGTGAATTTAAACAGTTGGAAATGAAACCCTGGGTGTAAATAAGAATATATAGATTATTCTGGTGCAGAAATAATGAAACAGACGAAAAAGAACAAAAAATAATATAATATATTTATTTTATTATTTTTTACATACAATCACAATCAACCATACGCTTAACTAGCGTGTCAAAATCTACTTTCGTTTGCCAGCCCAAAATAGTCTTCGCTTTGGTTGCATCACCAAGTAGAAGCTCGACCTCAGCCGGTCTATAATATTTTTCATCGATAAATACGTATTCAATGCCGCTATTTTTATCATATCCAATTTCATTCACCCCTTCCCCTTTCCAAACAATATCAATGTCTTTTAATGCAAATGCCTTTTCAATAAATTTACGAACAGTATGCTTCTCTCCAGTAGCCAATACAAAGTCGTCCGGTGTATCGTGTTGTAAAATTCGCCACATTCCCTCTACGTAATCTTCAGCGTGTCCCCAATCGCGTTCAGAATCGATATTGCCCATAACCAACCGGTCAGTTTTCCCGGATAAAATTTTTTGAATACCCATTGTAATTTTGCGTGTGACAAAGTTGTGCCCACGTCGTTCCGATTCGTGATTGAACAATATACCATTACACGCAAACATATTATAGGATTCACGATAGTTTTTCACTATCCAGTAAGCATACAATTTCGCTACACCATATGGGGAACGTGGATAGAAAGGAGTAGTTTCTGATTGTGGAATTTCTTGCACCAGGCCATACAACTCACTTGTAGATGCCTGATAAAATCGAGCAATGCTCATAAGATTATTATTACGAATGGCTTCGAGTAGTTTTAATGTTCCAAATGCATCTGCATCTGCTGTATACTCAGGCATCTCAAATGATACTTTTACATGAGACTGTGCTGCCAGATTATATATTTCCAACCGATCCATATCACTATATTTTTGTTTGATTGTCGCTAATATTGCATTCAAACAAGAACTGTCAGTAAGGTCGCCATAATGCAATATTAGGTTCTTGTTATTAAAAATATGTTCAATACGACCGGTATTAATTGACGATGATCGGCGGATTAAACCGTGCACAATATAATCTTTTGATAACAATAATTCGGCTAGATACGAACCATCTTGTCCGGTAATACCAGTAAGAAAAGCGACTTTCGACATATGATAATAAAATCAAAAAACGTTTATATTAGTTTTTCGAAATTTATAAATATATATATATTAACGCAAATCATCTACTTCTTCTTTGTAATTTTCATCTTTTTAATCACCTTCTTCTTCTCGCCGCCGCCAAGTTGAATCTTTTCCCTAATCAACTTGTATTTGTCATATTCAGTAGACAGCTTTGTCAGCTCTCTATACCAAATAGTTTCGACAGACGTCTTTCGTAGAGTTTCGATATCGGCTTCTGTCGTCGCTTTCTCAGCCATAATATTGGCAACATTTTCATCCGTAACAGAATCCATCGGCATCTTGACCAGGTATTTATAATCACCATCAATCTTATCATATTTCTTGCCTGACAATAGTTCATTCACTGTGTCCGTCTTCATACGACGAAGATCAACTGTCCCCACCAATGTTTCCTGGATATACTTAGCACGATTGGATAAACGCACTAGACGATGTTCCATTTCGGTTAGTTGAGCAGCCTTGCGCTTTTGATAGACATCTATACGAACACCATAAAATTCGTCTATAATCTCTTGCACACTACGGTATTTATGTAGTTTACAATCCTTGTCAAACATATGCATATTGGTTGTGCTAAGAGAAGATTGCAACTTCAATAGTTTTTCTACACCATTACAACCAGTCGCGTCCGTAGCATTTTCTAAATCAGCCAACTTTCCTCTAGGGAACACAATTTGAATATCGATGCTCACTTCTGTGCATACAGATGAGAAGTCCTTCAATAGAGAAGTTCCGCGTTTGCCGGTTTTGTTATCAACAATGCCATCCACCAGCGTCTCAAGATAACTATTATAAGGCATAGTCCATGTACCAACTGGCAATTCAGTAATACGAATCTTGTCATCTCCCACCTTCTCATAACATCCCTTGATTAAGAATTTATTATCTTCTACTCTGCGAACTGTGCCATTAAAACCTTCATAGTAGGGAATGAAGTCATATTCGTCAGTGGGTCGATTCTTGAGCTTGTCCTGTAGATAAAGAATAATCTGCTTGGGATTATAAGGAGCAATGTTGCACGAGAAACCTGTTCCAATACCAGAAATACCATTCATAAGAGCAAATGGAATGATTGGCACATAATATTCTGGCTCTACCAGTGTGCCATCATCGTTTAGATAATTCAATACAGCGTCATCTACGTCTGGAAAGATGTATCTAGTAAGTGAATTCAACTGTGTGAAAATATATCTTTCCGAAGCACTATCATCACCACCGTGTAGTCGAGTTCCAAACTGTCCATTTGGTTGTAATAGATTTACATTATTCGAACCTACATAATTCTGTGCCATATTTACAATGGCACCGTTCAAACTAGCTTCACCGTGATGATATGCACTGTGTTCTGACACATACCCTGAGAATTGTGCTACCTTAATTTCAGTGGTCAGCTTTCTCTTGAAAGCTGCGAATAAAATTTTACGAAGAGATATCTTCAAACCATCCACCATATTAGGAATCGACCTGGCGCAATCATATGTGCTGAAATGAATCATTTCGTTGTTAATAAACTGCTCATATTGAACAGATGACTGACTTGTATCTAGATAAGCATTTTTATCATAATTCTCCAACCATACCTTGCGGTCGTCTGCTCTCTTTTTATTGAAAATCTTATCAATAATATCATCACTCGATTTACCGTTATATACAAAATCGACAACCTTTTTATTTGCAAAATACTGTTTGAATTCGGCAGATGTAGATGTTCCCAATCCCTTAAAATACTTGACATTCCATCCCTTCGACCCATCTTGACCAAGACTTTCCTTCCAGTCATTATATTCACCATCATTATAAAACAATTTTAGTTGGGCTCCCTTTTTCGCTCTAAGAATAGGAGTATTCATAAAAGATAAGAAACCGGGTATCCGCGTAAGAGACGCCCATTCACTATGAAACATATTGATACATAGTCCCTTGATATGAGATCCATCCAAATCCTGATCCGTCATATACATAATCTTTCCATAACGCAAGTTCTTATGAACTTCTTCAATCGAATTATATTCTTTGCCAGATTCCAATCCTAGAATTTTCTTAATCTCATTGATTTCCTTGTTTTCAGAAATCTTCTTCAATTGCTCACCCCGAACATTCAGCAACTTACCTTTCAATGGATAGATACCAATCGTGTTTCTATCATCACTAGACAATCCTGATACAATACCCGACAAAGCAGAAAGTCCCTCACATAAAATGAGAATACAGTCTTTTGAATTGGCGGTTCCACTCAAATTCGCATCCACCAAATTGGCAATTCCACGAACATTACGTGTCTTAGAACCGTCGGTCTTTTTTGCCAGCTTCGATTCTTTTGCTTCGGTAATAGAGCACGCAGCGTCCATTACACCCATTTTGGCAATCTTCTCAATCAAATTATCACTAACTGAACAGGTTGAACCAAATTTGGCAGATGGTGTATTCATATAATCTTTGGTTTGACTATCAAAAGAAGGATTCTCGATATCACAACGAAGAAACAGCAAAAGTTGTTCTTTAATTGCATTGCCATTTACTTTGACCTTCTTCTTTTTTTCAATATAATCACATAACTTTCTTACAATCTGGCCTGTAATATAATCCACGTGCTTTCCTCCCTTGAATGTGCATATACCATTTACAAAAGACACTTGCATATATTCGTGTGTAGGAGACAATGCTACTGCATATTCCCACCTTTCGTCAGGGTTTTCATATGCACGCTTCGCTTGGTCTTTTGGGCCAATATACATCTCTATGTATTGTTGGAAATTCTTGACTGGAATAATCGTATCGTTATATGAAATCTTCACCTTCTTAACGGAATGGTCAGTGACTGCTCCAATATCATAAATACGTTTTCTGAGAAGGGCTATCATATCACTGGTGAGATTCTCAATACCCAAACGTTTATAATCCGGCTTAAATGAAACCTTTGTATAAGGCTTCATAGAAGTTGTTTTTGTGATTTTTGGCGGATCGATTTGGTCTAGGTTGTTATGAAATTCTTGCACATACTTCAGGCCTCGGATATGATCAACCGTTTCCACTCGACCATAGGTAGACCAAATTAATACCAACTTGAACCCAAATCCGTTTTTACCACCTACAATACGTTTTTCATTTTTGTTATAATTAGTAGATGTCCTCAAGTGTCCAAATACCATCTCCGGAATCCAAATATTATATTCAGGATGTTTGGCAACATCAATACCATTACCATCGTTTGACATAGTAATCATTCCATCGGCGTCAATAGTTGTATCAATATAAGATACGAACCTTTTTTCTAGAATATTAGACTGAATCATACGAACCACATGATCGCGACAATTCACAATGCCTTCATCAAATAACTTGTATAGTCCGGGGATATATTCGATATCGCGCCATTCAATTCTGTTTGTTTGGTCATTATATACCCATAATGAGGAATCAACATTTTCAACGGAACCAATATAAGTATCGGGATTGTCTAGGATATGTTGTTTATCTGTTTTTTGTTGATATTGTTCTGCCAAAGCAGAGTCAGTTTCATTCATTGGCTTGGTAGTTTTAGACATAACTTATGTATAATATACTATTGGGGTTTTATTATATCCTTTCATCAATTTTATTATGGGGGGGCATATATAAAATTCAAAATAATTTCATATATATTATACAAAATGACTATATAACAATATCGAACCAAATACAAATAACACTATTTGTAAAATAAACATAATTCCACTTATCAATAACCATATATTCAACCCTGCAAACCTACGAGATAACTCCAAAATCCTAGCAAACAAAAAACCATTTAATAGAACTGAGATTAATAGCAGCATAATACTAATTATAGTTAGTAATAAGTAATATATTATCTTACTATCCATATAACTTCTGGCAGCTGCCATACCTGCTAATGCTAATGATGTATATAAACCAACATTACGAAAAGAGGAATGAAAATACATAGCTACATCTTTTACGGAACGGAAACCTGCGATCGACATATATAATAATGTATACATATTATATATTTCATTCGATAATGGTAAAAATGTTTGATATTATAAAACATTGTGGTGCAAACGGAGACGCGTGTAATAATCATTATAGTAAAAACAAAACGGCAGGAAATGATCCTTATATTTCTAGACGCATGAGATATTCACAATTAGTTCGTGGGCATAAATATACAACAGTTCGTAATTTTCAATATGCGGTTGCTTCGCCCATTGAGAAATTGCCTGCACATTTGTTTCCTAAAGGTCAAATTGTCGGATTTCCAACGGGGTAATTATTTAGCAAATAATATGTATTTATACTATATAACGAGTATGAAAAGACCTGTTAGAGATTCCAATGACGGTATGTATCACATAAAAGGACAGAAATATCCTGAATTATTCGGTTCGCGTAGACAAGTTATGAACAAAAGTGCTTATAAAACTACTGGCAATCTTACAAAGAAAAACTTGCATTTTAATCCTAAAACAAAACGATACGTGTCTAAGTTGAAGCACGAGCAAACCCTTAAAAATAGTCCTCTTAAAAAACTGGGCTTACTAGCTAAACCCGGGACGTTTGGACCTAATAAGACGGCATTAAAGAAACGCAGAAAGTCTGCCAAGAAGTCCAAGGGTGGAAACCCTAAAACCGATGCTACTTTATAAATACAATTCGCAAATCATAAAATAATAAAATCAATATTTATTATTTTATAGTAAATACCACCCTGATGTTAAAAATTTACTGTCTATTATATAATCTATACAATTGTCGTATATATATTTCTCGAAATATGCTTTGCTCACAACGTGTTTCTGCGTTGTGGTTAAATCGTTTAAATTCATATTTGATGCGCTTGTTGTAAACTTACAGTAATATAGATAAGCATCGTATATTGATACATTATGATATAGCGCAGGGGATTGCGAACGAGTCTCTAGTCGCGGTGCATCATATTTAATTCGTATATGTTCTTTCATATTTTCAAGAGCAACTTGTATATCTAGCTGCTTATCCCATAATAAACACCGAATACCTGATAAATATTTATCTTTTTCGATATCAATTGCTGGATAATAATAATGGATCAGGTCCAATACCTGTTTATCATTCATATTTGTAAATTGCTCGTTATTCATTTGACACCATTTTTTGAATAACACCATCAACTCTTCGATTTCTAAATCACTTTCATTATCATCGAAACAAATTTTATCGTTCCAAAATTGCAAAAATAGTTGAATTGATGGCAGAGATTTGCTGCAAATCCCAACAAACACATCGTTTTCTTCTATATAATATTTATTCATCTTGGTTGTCAAATATGTTTTCAGTTGGTTCATGAATATTATAGATGGTATTTCTGTGTGATCTAAATACAACTTCCATAGGTATTGCATATTTTTCCACGTTATTTGAGGACTGCGCATTTGAATTGAATTGCTTCCAATTTGTCCTATCGGGGTGTCATTTTCAGTTTCATCAATATATTCTAATATAAACTGGTCTACTAACTCTTCCGGATTCGCGTTTTTTATAAATAATACAGAATTTTTTATGTCATCGCAATTGCAATGATTTTGTATATATCCATCTGAACTATTATACCTATTTGAATAATAAGCGGCAACACAAAATATATCCAGTGCATAGTTTGACACAATTGTATTCCAGTTGTTTTCTTGATGAATCGCATTTTGAATCTTTATAATTCTACAATTTTCGTATTCGTGGTCGTGATATTTATATTTGATGGTTTGTGATATCTGCAAACCTAAAAACATTGTTGATAGATTATTCAGATTTTTTAGAAAAGTTTTTGATAATGGTGAAATAAACTGGGTCAAATTTGTGTTCTTTTTCAATAAGTTATCTCCCAAAACACATAAAAAATATTTGGCTGCTTCTTTCGATGCAAACATATTATTTGTTAATGTCTCTAATACTCCTTGGATTGTCTCTGATTCTGGAATAGAAGATAATAAACTATTGTCTTTTATACGTTTCATAATATTTATTTTTGTTTTATGTTTCCACGTCATTAATTGTCTGTCTTTACTAATAGATGATAATACACGATGTAATATCTCGTCCTCGCTATAAATTTGATAATGGATACCGTCATACATGAAAAAATTGCTTGTGGCCGGAATATAAAAATATTGGTTGTCATTCAAGAAACTATGTATAAAAGAATCTTGCTCGTTTGATAGTTCCTCCAGACGGATTATCCTTTGATCATGAGTTTGCTTCATATTATCTAGTATAGTAGGCAATTGATTACATATATAATTTTCCATTTTTTGTTTCATATAATCATCATTTGAATAACTATCATACATTAATGCTACCTTGTCTAAGAGAAGTTTCTTATTATTTGCATCATTTTCTATTATCATATTTGACATTGCTATTTAAAAGTAATATAATTGTTTTTATATTACTTTATTTTATATTGAAACTACACTGCGTTGTGTTGAACTACTATAATATTCATTTGTCGTCTCTGTAATCGATGCCTTAATGTATTTTGACACAATCATATTTGTGTTCAATAACTCCTTTATGTTCATAACTGCTATCCATTCGTATTTAGTGCGCTTTAATATTTCATTTGAGGGTATATACAACCCGACTGCTTGAGGGTGTATATCCAAATAAGCTTCTTCACATAAATCTTCTAATAAAATTGGCTTACCTTTATTCGTTTTAATACCTATCTTCTCGCCACCAACTAGAGATATCTTTTGTTCATTTATTAATTGATTGCATTTATATTGTATCGCTCCCTTGAAATCTACCTCACTTGAAAAATGACCATCCATATTTATTTGTTTTAAATACTCCACTAGTTCTAGCATTGCGGTATCGTTCTTATTTGCACCCATCAAATCGATATTTGGTATGAAACGGCTCTGTTGAGTATTTGTAATATCACACGTATGATTGATTGATTCACATACAAACGGCTTGTTCGATTTTATGTTGTCATCGTAGAACATCTTCAGATTTTTCATACATATCAAAGAGTTAGGCACTGTCATGCCTCCATATGTATAAATTAGTTGGGCCATTCCTAAAGAACGCATATGACTTTTCATTGGTTCTGCTATATGTGATAATTTTATATCCCAGTTAGGCAACAACTTTTCAAACGATTCATCGTCAATTAAGCATATATTGAAGTCTTCTCCACAATGATTTATAATTGTCTTTATTGTTAAATGCAAATAATCTTGATTTAAATCAGTGCTATTTCTAGAATGGAAATCTTTCCATTTTCTGGAATTCACCTCGTATTTTGAATGTATCCATAACTTCGGGCGGTTATGGCCATATAAGGGCGAATCATTCAATAGATACTGTTTGATTAGGTCTTCGTCATTATTTGTCTCAAATGTGCTTTTGATACGGGTTGCAAAAGAGCTGACCACAAATATTATTCCAATTGATAAAATATATAATGGGATGTTTTTTTTATTTAACATGTTATTCGTATAGTATGATTGTAGATATTATATTTTTTGGTTTGTTCATATCAAACATAAATGAAATATACTATATTATAATTTGACTCATTGTATTTCATTTGAGAGGTAAACATCACAGATAAGCTTTTGCATATTTGTCTAACGATATTTGTAAAAGATTTGTAGGATAACGGCCGTGTCAAATAAAATTGTTTTCCTACATGATAATAATCCATTAAATCATCCCGAAACTCTTTATAGTAATCGTGGAATACTATCTTTCGAAATGCATTTACATCTACCAAATAATATTTATCCGTTTTCAAACAAACCTTTTCTAACAATTGGAATAGTAATTGTTTTGGTACTTGTTTACGAAATATTTGGTTAGACATAACAGTATATTGTATAGTTATTTTATTTTATAATTGTTTTAATTTTATAAAATAAAGTTTCCTAAATGAGAAAAAGTGTAATAACTTACTCTTCCTGAGCAGCAGCATTCTCAGCAGCAGCCGCCTGAGCAGCAGCCTTCTCAGCAGCAGCCGCCTGAGCAGCAGCCGCCTGAGCAGCAGCATTCTCAGCAGCAGCATTCTCTGCAGCGGCCTTCTCTGTAGCAGCCTTCTCAGCAGCAGCCTTCTCTGCAGCCGCCTTCTCTGCA